ATCCGAGGGTGGCGAAGGTGGAACATTGTTCGAACCTTTCAACCTGGCCTACACGAACACGTATTTGTTGAGAGCAGGAGCAACTGGCGGATTGGCCACTTACTACGCATTCGCATCATACCAGGAATTAGTAGGAAAGATGTTTGGAAGTTTCATACAATTTCATTTTGATGTCGCAACTAAAAAATTGACGATCACACAAAGGCCAAGAGCCGACGACGAAACAGTGCTCATGCACACTGACAACTACAGACCGGACATAACACTGTTCAAGGACATATATTCCAAACCTTGGATCAGGGATTACACTCTCGCAGTGTCCAAAGTCATGCTGGGCGAAGCAAGAGGCAAGTTCAACACAATCGCAGGACCACAGGGTGGCACCACACTGAACGGTGACGCATTGAAGAGCGAAGGAAATACCGAGATGGAAAGATTAGAATCCGAGATAGGCAATTTCCAAGAGGGTGGCACACCACACAGTTTTGTTATCGGTTAACTTCTAATACCATATTCCTTTACCAAAAATTATTTTAAATACAAGTATCATGATAGATTCCAGATACAAAAAACTTCCTAAATGCACCTTAGAAGAACTAGCCGACATGGTGGATGACCTAGAGAACATGTCCATACATGCCCTGAAAGAAAAGAAACTGAGTATGCGTAGACTGGTATTGACGCAGATACACGATGTCAAAAAAGAGATTGAAAAACGTTTAAAAAAATAGTATAATAGTACTATGTTGATAGGCGTAGTAGGTTTAATAGGTTCTGGTAAGGGCACAGTCTCAGATAGACTAGAACAGAAACACAATTTCTGTAAAGATTCATTTGCAAAAAGTTTGAAAGATGCTGTTAGTTCCATGTTCAACTGGGACAGAGAGATGCTAGAAGGCAAAACAGATGAGAGTAGAGCATGGAGAGAAAAGCCAGATGTTTTCTGGAGCAAACGATTTGGCAAGGATGTGACCCCACGTTGGGTCTTACAATATTTTGGCACAGAAGTGATGCGCCAAGGCATGCATGACTCAATATGGATAGACAGTTGCATGGCTAGATATGACGGCAAACCCACTGTGATTGCAGACACAAGATTTGAAAACGAAATAAAAATAATACGAGAAATGGGTGGATCAATCTTACTAGTAAAAAGAGGACAAGATCCTGACTGGTTTACAGACTACGTCGAAGGAAATGTTGTACCTAAAAATGTACATTTGTCTGAGTATGCTTGGGCTAAATCAGAGTACGATCACCTGATCACTAATGACGGGACGTTGGAAGATTTACATTCAAAAATAGACGACCTAATCGTCAGCGACAAGATCACCCACACGCCAACCGAGTCTACGGGTACTACCCAACCGTTGGCAATTGGCGCAAACAGTTTTTAGATTAACAGCATTAGTATTCCTCAGATTCCCATCCACAAACAACACATCCAACTGAGCCTGTGCTTGTGCCTTGAATCCACACAGTTCACACTTCCGGTGTTTCTTGTATCCTGAACGTTGCAACGCAGTCACACCACCTACTCGCTTACCAGCTTTTTTCCTGATACAAGTGTCACACTTGCTACGCCAATATATCCTGCCATACCTTTTGTAGGCATATGCCCTGGGCTTGGTCTTACACTCCTTACACAACGGTCTGTCCTTGTACTGCATGTGTGTATTTACGTCACCTATATAGGCACCTCGAAAACGTTAAATTATGTCAACAAAACCGTATGATTGAATAAATAACTCTAGTATATACGTAACTTGCAAGGAGAATACGAAAAATGGCATTAACATCACCAGGAGTAGAAGTTTCAGTAATAAACGAGAGCTTTTATGTACCATCAGATGCGGGTACAACACCACTATTCATAGTAGCATCAGCACAGGACAAGAACAACGGAGCGGGAGACGGCACAGCATCAGGAACACAAACTGCTAACACCAACACTGCTTTTTTAATCTCGTCACAAAGAGAATTAACAGAAACTTTCGGAGATCCGAAATTTTACACAGACGCATCAGGAAATTCATTACACGGTTATGAATTAAATGAGTGGGGTCTACAAGCGGCTTACTCTTTCTTAGGCGTGGCTAACAGAGCATTCGTTTTAAGAGCGAATGTAAACACTTCAGAATTAGTTGGAAGTGCAAATCCTCCAACAGCGAATCCATCAGATGGCACATACTGGTTTGACCTTGCATCAAGCAGTTATGGTTTATTTGAATGGTCACAAACTAATCAAGCGTTCACGGCAATTACGCCAATATTGATCACTGCTGTTTCCGACCTGGTAGGAAACGCAAGTACAGGTGCTCCAAAACAAAACATTGGATCTATCGGTAACTACGCTATCAATACTACTCACGTAACTAACAAGATCTACAAGAAGAATGCACTCAACGTTTGGAACCACGTTGGATCATCGGCTTGGCATGCGGCACTACCTATTATCACAGTTGCTTCTGGTACTACAGTTACCAATGGTCACACTATGCAGATGAACGGTATCCTAATTACTACCGGCGGTACAGCATTATCAGATGTTGCATCAGCAATCGGATCAAATGTAACCAATGTTACTGCCAGTGTAAACAGCACAACAGGAAATCTAGAAATATTCCACAACGGTCAAGCTCTAGGAGATTCAAGTGCAGGTGCAAACACAATTAGATTTGAAGAAGGGTCTGGCCTATTAAGTAGTTTAGGAATAACAGCAGGAACTTTTAATGGTCCTAAATTCCTACAAGACAAACACACTAACAGACCTACTTGGAAAACAGCAGACGAAAACAGAGTAAATGGTTCGGTTTGGTTTAAAACTACTTCTGCAAACTCAGGTGCAAATATTGTAGCAAAACTTTACAGCTCATCAAGTGCATCATTTTCACAAGTATCATCGCCACTACACGCTAACAACCACACAGCTATCTTTAATTTAGATGCCGCTGGCGGTGGAGCGAATTTAACAGCAGGTGACTTATATGTACAATTCAACGTAACTGAAGAGTTCATGACATCAGCGGATGCATCAGATAGTACACCAAATGTAGGTGACTTCCAAGTATTCAGATACGAAGGTGGCACAACGGTAATTGAATCAAAAACAACATTCCCGTCATTCACAGCAGGAGAAACATTCTCAGTACAGGAATCAGTGAAGAATCAACAGGCTTTAGATACCGCGAAAACAGTGACTACGATCTCTGGTGATGGTTCTACATTGGGTGATGCAGAAGATTTCGTTACAGCATTCACAACAGCAGGATTCACGAACCTAACAGCAGAAGTAATCGACTCAGGTGAGAGAAAAGGTGCAATCAGAATCACACACAAACTAGGTGGTGAATTTAGAATGGTTGACACACTAGGTACTCCATTATCTGACGCAGGTTTCAGCGTAACATCTGCACACTCTTATGGAACATTTACAGCGAACAGCACTACGTTGATCGATAACTTGTATGATCTTCCTACAGGAGAAGCATTAGACTCAGCGTCAAATATAGGTATGGTTGCTACTAACTTCAAGAGATTGAGCTACACAGCTAGTACAAATGCACCGACTTCTGAGCCGGCAGATGGAACATTATGGTATGACACTTCAATAGATGAAGCAGATATAATGGCACACAACGGAACAACGTTCATTGGATATGCATCAGCATACTCAAGCACAGATCCAAATGGTCCACAGTTCAGTGCAACAGCACCAACTCTACAATCAGATGGTACTGCACTTGTCAACAATGACTTATGGATTGACACTAGTGATCTAGAGAACTATCCTAAACTTTACAAATACAACACGTCAGCAACTCTAAGTTCAACTAACACATCCAACCAGGTAGCAGTAACTACTTCAGGTGCGGCATGGGAAATAGTTGACAAAGCTGACCAAACAACAGAAGACGGAATTGTGTTTGCGGATGCAAGATGGCAAACTACAGCAGAGAAAAATGCTAATAACAGCATACAGGCCGGCGACGCAAGTTCTATCAAAGACTTGTTGAGCGATGGCTTCTTAGACCCAGATGCTCCAGATCCAGCACTATTCCCACAAGGGATCTTGCTTTGGAACACAAGACGTTCTGGTTACAATGTTAAGGAATACAAAAACAATCACATAACAACAACTGCATATCCTGGTTCAGGATCAACTGGCTTAGGTAACATTAGATTCAGTAACGAAACAGTTGCAGGTTATTTCCCAGACAGATGGGTAACTAAATCAAGCAACAACGCAGACGGCTCTGGATCTTTTGGAAGAAAAGCACAGAGAAAAGTTATTGTTGAACAACTAAAAGCAGAGATCGACACTAACCAAGCAATCAGAGAAGACCAAAGAGGGTTCAATGTGATAGCTACACCTGGTTACCCAGAGTTGATGCAAAACATGATTAACTTAAACACAGACAGAAACAATACAGCTTTTGTAGTAGGTGACACTCCGTTGAGACTAGAGGGTACTTCAACTGCTATACAGAACTATGCTAACAACACAGCGTCGGCACTGGACAACGGTGAAGACGGTTTAGTAAGCTCAAGTGATTTCTTAGGCGTGTTTTATCCTTCAGGGTTAACCACAGACAACACAGGAAAATCAATTGTTGTTCCACCATCACACATGATGTTGAGAACTTTAGCAAACAGCGATAACATAGCTTTCCCATGGTTCGCACCGGCAGGAACAAGAAGAGGTGTTGTTGACAATGCAACTTCAGTTGGTTTTATTAACGCATCATCTGGAGAGTTTGAAACTATATCTGTAACGGAGTCAGTGAGAGATTCTATGCACGAAGTTAAAATCAACCCAATCACTTTCTTCTCAGGAGCAGGTATTGTTAACTTTGGTAATTTAACTAAAACAACGGCAAGTTCAGCCCTTGACAGAATAAACGTTTCAAGATTGGCAGTTTACCTAAGAACACAGTTAGACTCAATCGGAAAACCGTTTATCTTTGAACCAAATGATGAACTAACTAGAAACGAAATAAAACAAGCAATTGAATCGTTCTTGTTAGAACTTGTTGGTCAAAGAGCATTATTTGACTTCCTAGTAGTTTGTGATGACACAAACAACACACCTACAAGGATCGACAGAAACGAACTGTACGTAGATATAGCAATTGAGCCTATCAAATCAGTTGAATTTATTTACATACCGTTGAGAATCAAAAACACAGGAGAAATTGCACAATTAGGGAACTAATTTTGGAATAAATAGGAGAAACAGATGGCAATATCAACTTTATCAAAATTTACAGTACCTTTAGCAAACGATCAAAGTAGTGGTTCACAAGGCCTACTAATGCCTAAACTACAATATCGTTTCAGAGCTATCCTAGAAAATTTTGGAGTATCAACACCAAGATCAGAATTAACCAAACAAGTAATCGATATTACAAGACCTAACTTAACTTTTGACAATGTAACACTAGATGTTTACAACTCAAAAGTGTATGTGGCAGGTAAACACACTTGGGATCCGATAACAATCACATTGAGAGATGATGTAAACAATTCAGTAACTAAACTGGTTGGCGAGCAAATTCAGAAACAATTTGATTTCTTCGAACAGTCAAGTGCGGCATCAGGAATTGATTACAAATTTACAACTAGAATTGAAATGCTAGACGGTGGTAACGGAGCAAGTACTCCAAATGTATTAGAAACATTTGAATTGTATGGCGCTTACGTTGAGAACGTAAACTACAACACACTAGCATACGCAACGTCAGATCCAGCTACGATCACAATGTCAATTAGATACGACAACGCAATCCAAACTCCGACAGGAACTGGAATTGGAACAGCAGTGGCTAGAACAATCGGTACTCTAAGTACTGGTGGTGGACAGTAAGAACAAGTTTAAGTTAGCAATTATAAAGTGGAAAAAGCGTCTTTATAGGCGCTTTTTTTGTGACTATAAATAACACTATGCCAAGCATTAACAACTTCTTAAAAGGTTTTCAAGACGGATTACCGGGTATGAAAGATTACCAACACGCATCTAGATTGTACATAGACGACAACTACAAGCTGATGCCAAAACAGAAGTTTCTATTCCATGTGGTATTTAAAACGGACGAAACACTATTCCAACAAGGTTTCAATCAAGGTGAGAGATACGATTTAAACATGTTGGTCAAGAGTGCCGACTTGCCAAAGTATGACATGAGCATGGAAGAGAAGGTACAGTACAATAAGAAGATGTACACAGCAACCAGAATAGCATATGAACCAGTGAACATAACATTCCACGATGACCACGCAGACACCGTGAATGCTTTTTGGAAGAAGTACTTTGAGTATAACATAGCAGATCCGATTGGTATGAATTCGGACCTTACAATATCAGATACAAAAGACGATTATTATCAAGCTGGAAAAAATAGGACAACAACAAAATTTGGATTAGACACTCCTAAACAGAGAAATAGACCTTATCTACAAGGTATAGAAATTTTTGTACTACACAAAAAAAGATTCACATCAATGACTTTAATTAATCCTGTGATAGGTTCTTTTTCTCATGACAACTTAGACCAAGCAGACGGTACCGGGATATTGCAGAATACAATGCAGATCCTATACGAGACAGTGATATACAAATCAGGCATCATCAATAGCTCTAGTGTGCCAGGATTTGCAACAATCAACTACGACAATTCACCTAGTCCGTTATCAGTGTTAGGTGGTGGAACAAACAGCATATTTGGTCCAGGTGGTGTGGTAGACGGCATAGGATCAGTCATGAGGAATGTTGAGTCTGGCAACATACTGGGTGCGATATTGGGTGCTTCTAACACATACAACAACGCAAAGAAAATTAAAAAGAAAGATGTCAAAGAAGAACTTAAAGGAATTGCAAAAGACGGTATCCTGGAAGTTGGCAAACAAGCAGGATCAATAACAAATCCAGTTTCACAATTTACAGTAGGTACGGCTGTGGCCGCAGGTCTTGTATTGGCGTCAGCGAGAGGTACGGCCGACAACAAGAATCAAGCCAACAATACAGTGATTACAAATCCAACACGAGACACAGTGAACTTTCTAACATCAGACGAAGCATTCAATCTTGTAACAAACGATAAAACAGTGCGAGACGAGATAGCCGCAGGGATCTACTTCAAGGACATAGGTTCACGTAAAAACTTATCTGTATCAGAGTCAGACATTGAGTATGCTGGAGCATCCGACAACGTAAAAAATGTTTATACAAGCAAGGCAGTTACTGATGTACGTAGGTTGTGTACAGAAGGCTATATAAAAATTGAAAGACAAACATTAGACGTTGAAATACAAATAGAGAAACTAGAAATATAATGGCCGAATTTTACACAAACCTACCACCAAAACAAAAAGACGATCTTGATAAAACAATAGAGAAACTGACCACTTCCAACTATGAGACAGAATATCAATTCAACGTTGGCGAGTACGACAGTACTGTGGCATTCTTTGTCAAAAGAAATTTTTCAAGATCCTCGGCAGAATCAACAGCATATGCTATTCTATCACAGGCTAAAATTGACAATATCAAACCACAACAGATCCTAGACCAGCTTACCTATGCCACACCAGCACTGCTATCCGAGTTGATCACGATTATATTAAATGCCAACAGATACAAGTCAAGTAGATTAGGTGTGAGACAAACACTGACAACTAAAGAAACAGTATCTAGAAACATCATAGACTAATGCTTCCTAGATTTGCAAGAGGAAAGTTCTCTCCCAAGAATAGAGAAAAATATGTTGGAACAAAGACTCCAACTTATAGATCTAGTTGGGAACACGCTTTTATGAGATTGTGCGACGAACATCCAAACGTCTACCAATGGGCAAGTGAGTCTATCAAGGTGCCTTATAGACATCCGTTCACAGGCAAATACACTGTGTATGTGCCAGACTTCTTCATAGTCTATCAAGACAAGGAAGGCAAGAAACATGCAGAGATGGTAGAAGTTAAACCTGCTAATCAAACAACCATGGAACGTGCTGGAAAAAGTCTAGCAAAAAAAAAACAGGTTGTAATAAACATGGCAAAGTGGGAGGCGGCAAGTGCCTACGCCAAACAAAGAAGTATCAAGTTTAGAGTAGTGTCAGAAGAACAGTTGTTCCACAACGGTAAACGTAAGTAAATACGAACATGACAAAAAAATTAGAAGATATATTAAATTTACCAAATGTTAAAGAAGCTTTCAAAGAAGTAGATAAAAAAGAAAAAGACAAAAAACTAAAAGATGCAGGACAGAATCCTAGCACAAAAAATCTAGATCCAAAGACACAAGAAAATTTACAGAAGAGCTATGCGGAGTTTGACAAGATCGCGGCATCTCTACCACAGGTAAAAGGACTGGGAGAACTGTCAGATCTAGAGATGGACAAGCTGGCAATAGAAGCAGAAGAGAGCTACAAGAATCTAATGGACCTAGGTATGAACGTGGACTCACGTTACTCAGGACGTATATTTGAAGTTGCAAGTAACTTCCTAAAAAATGCCATAGATGCAAAGAGCTCAAAGATAGACAAGAAGCTTAAAATGGTTGAACTACAGCTAAAGAAATTGAAACTGGACAAAGACGGTAACAAAGACGGTGGTCCAGTAGAGGAAAGCGACGGATTTGTAATATCTGACCGGAACGAATTAATGAAGAAACTACTTAAAAAAGACTAAATATTGCATATGAGCACGTTTAAAGACTACCTAACAGAAGCAGTAAAGTCATATGACTACAAAATAAAGATAGCTGGTGCATCTAAAGACATCGACAAGAATGCGTTAGAAACAGCACTACAAAAATTTGATCTTGCTAGTATGTCAGCAGGTAAGACTACACCAATCATGACACTACCACTTGATTTTCCTGCCTTAAGTAATGAGTCAGTGACGATATTTGACGTTAAAACGAATTATCCAGAGTCACCGAGAGTGATGCACGAATACCTTTCAGACTTACTAAGGATTCCAATGACACACATGGTTGTTAGAAAACCAGGTGAACCTACAGAAGAATATCAAGAAAAAATGCAAGTTAAATCCGAATACGCAAACAAACTGCACGACATAGAGTACAAGGACGCACCTAAAGTAAACTCAGAAGAACTTACAGGCGACACTTACAACATGGGACTATTAAAAGAATTAATGAAAAATAAAACAGATGTTGGTCTAGATAAAAAAGAAAAAACACAAGATACAGCACCAAACGAAGACGACAAGAAAGCAGGTTCACCAATACACACTGGACCAGGACCAGTAAAAGGCAACCCACATCCAGCAACACTACAAGGATTTAAACAGTAAGGAAAATAAGTTATGGAAATGATCGACGTATTACAGAAATTAAGAGAAATTGCAGAAACTAAACCGGAGTTGGTGAAAGACGCTGTCGACAATGTACAAAGAACTAATCCTACAGAAGCAATGAATCCAAAACAACAAGCGGCAATTGCCATTTCGAAAAAAGAAAAAATGGCAGAAGGTGGCATGAAAGATTACTTGCACGACGAAGCAGAGAAATTAACAAGAGCAGAATTTATTAAAAAACATGGTTCAAGTTTAGCCGGTTTTTGGGATTCCATAAATGGTAGCCAAGAAGCAACAGAGGGTAAACTACCAGCTGGCTTGAAAGCATATCAAGATAAAAAAGCAGGCAAAGAAGAAAAAACTGATGAAAAAGAAACAGTAAAAGAAGCAGTACAGATTTCAACAGACTCACCACAAGAAGCATCCATGATGATGCAGATTTTAAAACTAGCAGGTGTACAACAAGTAGACCCATCAATGATGAGCCAAGAGCCAGAAGCAGGTGAAAATCCAGCACACGGTATGCCAGGACACGTTTGTGGAGACAGTGAAGACGATGCTATGGGTTCACAAGAAATGGGCAGAATGAGAGACATGATGACTGCACCCCAAGACGAAAAAGCGGCAGAAACATTCGCAAATGAACCTGACGAAAAAGTTCAGAATGTTGATTCATTGGTGAACAAACACTCAGGTGGATTAAACAGACAGAAAAGTTCTTTCTCAAGAGCAGAACCAGGTGACAATCCAATGACTGCAGAAGACAAGGTCACTGAAGAAGAGTTGGCAAACAGTCTCAGAACACAGTATGAAAATTTCAAAGAAGCATACCATAAAAAAGCAAAGATGGATGAAGCACCAAAACCTGACTTCTTAGACATGGACAAGGACGGCAACAAAAATGAACCTATGAAAAAGGCCGTCAAAGACAAAGAAAAGAAAGAAGCAAAGTAATACTTTTCTCCACTGTAAAACACCATTAAATACTACATCATGGCGTATGTATCATTAGACAGCGACCAAATTAAAAAGGCGCACAAGAAACACAAATACAGCAAGACTCAAGTAGAGCAACTTGAGAAATGTATGGATCCAAAAACAGGTCCTCTGTTCTTTATGAGGTCTTTTATGAAAATACAACATCCTGTAAAAGGTTCTATGCCATTTGAACCATATCCGTATCAAGAGAGATTAATTGAAAGTTACAATGATCATAGATTTTCAATAGCCATGCTACCTAGACAGACAGGTAAAACAACCTGTGCTTCAGGCTTCCTTATTTGGTATGCCATGTTTAGACCAGATTCACAGATACTAATTGCGGCACACAAATACGCAGGTGCATCAGACATCATGTCGAGGGTGCGTTATGCTTATGAGATGTTGCCCAGTTGGATCAAAGCAGGTGTTACACAGTACAACAGAAACAGTATAGAATTTGACAACGGTTCAAAGATATCAGCAACCACAACAACTGAAAACACAGGGCGGGGTATGTCACTTACACTTGTTTATTGTGATGAGTTTGCATTCGTGCAACCACCTGAGAAAGCCAGAGAGTTTTGGACATCGCTATCACCTACACTATCAACTGGTGGTAAGTGCATGATAACAAGCACACCTAACTCAGATGAAGATCAGTTTGCAATGATCTGGAAAGAAGCCAACAAAAGATTTGACGAATATGGCAATGATAAACAAGTAGGAACAAACGGATTCTATGCCATGAAAGCACACTGGTCGGAACACCCAGACAGAGATCAAGTATGGGCAGATGCAGAGAAGGCCAGGATTGGTGAGGAAAGATTCAGAAGAGAACACGAGTGTGAATTCTTAATCTATGACGAAACATTGATCAACAGTATACACCTAGCAGACCTAGAAGCTACTGCACCAATTGAAACTACAGGACAGGTACGTTGGTTCAAACGTCCAACACCAGGAATGACCTACATGGTTTCATTAGACCCTAGCATGGGAACAGGTGGTGACTATGCCGCAATACAAGTTTTTGAATTGCCTACATTTGAACAAGTAGGCGAATGGCATCACAACATGACACCCATGAATCAACAAGTAAGAATATTACAAGGTATCACTAAACATCTACACGACAGCATACTGGAGAAAGATGCTAGTGCCACTCCTCAAATATTTTATTCAATGGAGAACAACTCAATAGGCGAAGCGGCTCTATTAAGAGTCATGGACATAGGTGAGGAACACATACAGGGTATGTTTTTATCAGAACCTATACGTAAAGGACACAGACGTAAGTTTAGAAGAGGATTCAACACAACTGCTAAACATAAAATTGACGCTTGTACAAAATTTAAAGAGCTTATAGAAAACGACAAGATGAAGATACACTCACAGTTACTAATATCAGAACTGAAGGACTTTGTTGCAAGTGGTATGAGTTTCAAAGCCAAACCCGGACAGCACGATGACCTTGTTAGTTCTTGTTTGTTAATGACTCGTATGATGAAGGTATTAGCAGATTTTGACCCAAAAATATTTGAAAAATGGACAGATAGGCAAAGTGAGTTGGCACCAATGCCTATATTTGGATCGTTCTCAGGATAATAAATACACTGTATGAACCCTAAAAATTCACAAGATTTATTCAACAAAATAAGATCACAGTTCTCAAACATTAGATTGGGTGATGAGAATGGTGCCGCTACAGCCGATCCAATGAGTGCTGTATTCTTTGAATTTGATTTTGAAGAGGATGCAGATACATTTGGCTCAGTAAGTATATCGCTAGGCGATGGAGACAGAATGAAAGTTTACTACAACAGGGATTTGGTAAGCAAAATTGATGAGGATAGTAGAGACGAATGGTATGCTTTCCTGAAAGAACTTAAAGACTTTGCTGTTGAGCATCAAATGGGGTTTGATGTGCGTGATATTACAAAAAATAACCTAACGAAGCAGGATTATAATAATCTTGCAGATACGAACAAAACGGTAAATACTGATGAAATGTCAGAAGAACTAGCAAGAATAACAAAATTAGCAGGCGTCACTGAAGGCTTAACGGGCACCTCAAAACGTTCATACGAGAACCTAGAAAAAACAAAATTAATTATAAGACACAAAGGCAAAGTTGACGAAACTGTGCCAGGTGCAAGATCAAGACAGATACAATCATTGTACATCGAAAACGAAGACGGGGAGAGATTCAAATATCCAATGACTCATTTATCGGGTGCTAGAGCAATGATGAGACACGTGTCAAATGGTGGAAGACCACATGACGAGTTTGGACAACATATTGTATCAACATCAGAAGACATAGCAAAATTAAATTCATTCTCACGATATGTTACTAACAAAGATCAATTGAACGATAACGCAGGTGACATCATAGAACAGACTAAATTAAAACTTGAGAATCTAAGAGGTTACATGAAGAACCTTTCTAATCAAACACATTATGAAAACGCAAGTAAAGATTTCAAAACATCAGAAGAACAAGTATTAGACGATGAAACTGTTAACAAAATGAGAGAGAAATTTACAATGACTAATTTAGACAGCAGAGTTGAAGATGCACTACCAATTATAAACAGAATAATGAGTGAGTTGGAAGCACCTAAAGAAGAACAAGTAAACGAATTGGATCCTGGCGATGAACCAATTGATGCGCCTATACAGGCGCCAGTCGATCACGGTGCGGTCGTGCAAAGTTTCTTGAATGATCCTGATCAAAAATTAGTATTAAGGAAAGACGATTCTGCAGACAAGATGTTGAGAGTAACAAAATTCACAAACAAGAATACAATGTTAAGTTCTATACTATCAGACATAGCATCAAGACTATTGACCAAATCAGGCGAGGAAGATAGAGTGGCTAACTTTGCTTCTAGAGTTGCAGACGAAATGGAACAAGAAAATTCAGCAACGTTCAAAGCTACACCCGACTATATCAAGAACAAAAAAATTGCAGTGCAGTTGGCAAAGAGATACATCGACGACTACAAAAAAATGCAATCAGACCCAGAATACGGAAAAGAAGTGAGAATGGAGCCAGGCGAATTTGCACCTAAGAAAGATATCAAAGGTAAAGCAAAAGAGATGGAAGCATTTGAAGGTTGGGTAAGCAACGTTGGTGAAGCAACACAGAAACCTTACGTGTCAATGTACAAAGGAGAAGACGGAAAACAAGTTTACGATGTGCTAGACAAAGACGGGGAGTCAGCGTTCAAGACAGGTGACTACGATGCGGCAAGAGAATACCTATCACAAAACTATAACAAATTAAGAGAATATGCCACAGCACCAAGAGATGAAGAAGACAGAGAAGCTAAACTTAAAGCATTACAAGACTTGCAAATGGATCCAAAACTTAAAGATCCAGAATCAGTACAAGCAATGGTGCAACGTAAAAAAGAATTAATGAAAGAGCCAGTCACGGCAGAAGGCAATGAATTCGCAAACGCAGTTAGAAAAGCAAAAGCGGCAGGAATGAAGTCAGGAGATAAATTTAATGTTGGCGACAAAGAGTACACACTCAAAGATGCTATTGAGATGGCAGGATTACAACTTGAAGAATTTTTCTCAGCAGAAGACAACGAGCCAGACATGGTCATCAGAGATCCAGATGACGAAGCGGATGATAAAGATCAAGAAATAGCTAAAGACCAAGACGAAGCTGAGAAGATCAACACAGAGTTAGATCGAATCAAACAACTAGCTAATATTTAATAAACCTCCACATTACCAATAATAGTAGTAGACAACTGATAAATATAGTTGTATATTATGTACTATATGTCTGATATACATTTAGGCACAACAACAAACATAGGCACACAAGGAGGCTTACATTATGGCATCATTAGCTGAAATAAGAGCGAAGTTAAAATCTCAAGAAGTGAATCGCTCCACTTCCAACACAGGCGGAGACAACGCCATTTATCCACATTGGAATATAGCAGAAGGATCAGAAGTAGTAATTAGATTCTTACCCGATAAGGATACAAACAATACATTTTTCTGGACTGAAAGAAACATGATCAAATTACCTTTCGCAGGTATTAAAGGTCAGACTGATTCTAGACCAGTGCAGGTACAAGTACCGTGCATGGAGATGTATGGCAAAACTTGCCCAGTACTAACGGAAGTTAGACCATGGTTCAAAGACAAGAGCATGGAAGATATGGGCAGAAAATATTGGAAAAAGAAAAGTTACATTTTCCAAGGTTTTGTTACAACGAATCCATTAGCAGAAGATTCAACACCTGAGAATCCAATCAGAAGATTTATTATTGGACCTCAGATCTTTAACATCATTAGAGGAGCATTGATGGATCCAGAGATGGAAGAAATGCCTACTGATTATGTAAAAGGTGTTGACTTTAGGATCAATAAAACTACCAAAGGTGGTTATGCTGATTACTCAACATCA